TATAGCAGAGTTTCTGTTTTACTTAGGACAGTCTCCCAAGATTGGTAACATGGGGAAACTGGCTACCATTTGGGATCAAATCAAAGACGAAAACGATGAAGTAGAAAGTAACTATGGTTGTTACATTTTAGGTAATCCTTGGTATCAAACCGCGGGTGAACTGATAATGAACCCAGAAAGCCGCAGAGCTGTAATACCTATATTCAACGTTGATCATTACGAGAAGAATCCAAAAGATTATCCATGTACTGGATTCATACAGTTCTTAATCAGAAATGATAAACTTCATTTGATATGGAATATGCGGTCTTGTGATGTCATATTTGGTTTATGTAATGACATGTTCTGTGCATCTATGTTTCAGCAGTTAATGTTAAACCAAATACGAGAGCATTTGAAGTTTCTAACCCTTGGAACATTGACATTCAACCTAGGATCTTTGCACATATATGAAAGACATTGGGGTTTATTGTTTTCTGATCTTGAAATGCTCGATTATGACGGAGAACGTTGGGAATTAAGACGGCATTGCATATATAACAAAGATCTAGTAAAAACATATGGTTATAAACCAACAGATACTATATCCGAGATGGAGCGTAAAAAAGATCTTTTCATTCAAAATAACATAAGGGGAGCAATCTTATGACAGACTTAGAGAAACCAATCTTAGACGAAGCGAGGGAGATAGTTGTGGAACGATCCACAAACCACGAGAACTACGGAGAGTTTTCAGAGAGTATGTCTCGAGCCAGACTGATATTTATCGGAATGACTGGTAAAGAGCTACCATTAGAGGATATGTATAAGATGTTAGTAGCGTTGAAAATGTCTCGCGAAAGCTTTCACCACAAACGAGATAATCTGGTAGATGCCTGCGGTTACTTACAAGGCCTAGAAGATTATTGGAATGGAATCAGGAGATAAAAAACAGATGATATACCAGGTAAAAGTCAGTACATCAAGTAAGCCTGTTCTTCACTTTTTGTTAGCAGTTCTTTCTTTTGCAGAGAAAACATTGGCAGATAATATGGAGTTGCAAGACGAAGAACATGGATATTCTATAGCAGTAGAGGAAATCGATGATGACCAACTTAAGATTTTCACGGGTGAGGAAAGTGATTCCCCCGATGAGAGCCCACTCACTTGACGCGGGTATAGACTTTTTTGTACCTTCAGACTTCACTATTACAAAGGTAGCGCCGAATAATTCTATCAAGATACCTAGCGGAATCAAGGTAAATATACCGCAGGGTTGGGCTTTAATAGCTTTCAATAAATCAGGTGTATGTACTACGCTTGGGGTTATAGCAGGAGCTTGCGTAATAGATTCAGGATACCAGGGTGAGATACATATTCACCTGATAAACGTATCAAAGAAAGATGTATTCATTACTCCAGATATGAAGATAATGCAGTTTCTGCTTATGCCAGTATCTGGTATTCAAACAGAAGAATGTGATTTAGAGGAACTTTATGAGCAAGAATCAGAACGATCAAGTAGAGGATTTGGAAGTACTGGATGGAGCATGGCTGCCTGAGTGGTGTTACATACAAGAAGAAAGAATAATTAACGACTTCAGTGAGATACCAAGTAGCGTATTCTTTAAGATGGGCGTTCATTTCGATTTGTTTTACGAGCATTACAAAGATTGCTTGATGATGCTTGAACTAAAGAAAGGTAAATGCCCAAACTGGGTAATAAAATATATTGCTGCATTTGAATTAACCAAAAACGACCAGGACACACTTAGATGGATAAAGGAAATGATCTTTCCCAGTTACCTATCGACCACCGATACGGTATCTTCCCCGCAACAATCATCGGAGACAGACGATTAAAAGTTGGACAACTCCGATGTCTTATGTCTGTATTAGCTTGGCGTAACCACAGAACCACTAATACAAGACCAATACACTTAGAAGCTTTACAGGCAATGATGCCCATGTATACAAAGGGTAGTATCCAGAACTACATGCAGGATCTAAAGTCTTTCGGCTACATAGATATAACACCTAGAGCTGGTACAACATCTTTGTATACCATCTGCGAACCGGCCGACGCTCATGCGCAATACGTGAAGAGCAGCGTAGCTAGTCAGCAGGTAGAGAGCAACGCGTCTGACCAGCTAGTCAGCAGCGTAGCTGACACAAAGAATATAAATAATAAAAAGAATAGTGACAAGTCTGCATTCATGCGTGTGTGGTCTGTATATCCTGAGCATAGGCGTAACACGATCGCCCGCGATACTAAGACGTGGCGTGAGTTTGGAGACGAGGCTATTGTTGATATTATCGTTGAAGATATAGAGCAACGCAAAGAGTCAGAGCAATGGACTAATGACGATGGTAAATGGGTACCAGGTTTAAGAAAATATCTTGAAACTAGAGTTTGGGAATCTCAACCATTGAAAAAGAAAGAATCATTTTGGAGTAATTTTAATGGTTGATTACAAACGAGCTAAAGAAATAGCGACAAAGCTTGAGTTAGACGACGAGCAAATAAACAAGTATGCTGATGGCGTAGAGAAATCTTACGTTCAGTCACCTGTTGTGTTTGTTGAAGAAGCGTTAGAGCATTTAAGCAACAAAGATTCTAAGCCGGGAGGGCGTTTACCCTGGGACATAAACTTTAGGATCTTACCAAACACTCTGACTATCTGGGCTGGCATGAACGGACATGGGAAAAGTCTTATAGTTCAACAAGTTATGTTATACCTCATGACTGGAGAATATTCTACGCGAGATGAGAAAGTCCTGTTTTGGTCACCTGAACTTGCACCAATTTACCAATTAGAAAGATTAGCAAGACAGATTACTGGTGACATATATCCTGATCCAATAGATGCTGAAGAAGCTTGGGTATGGTTGCATAACAAGATGTGGATATACACTCGCGAAGTAGATTGCGGAGCTAAACAGCTGATTGCTGCGGCTAGATATGCGCAAGAGGAATTAGGTGTAACGCAGTTTGTAATAGATTCGTTAACGAAGGTTAATCTAGGATCTGAACAGCGTAATATATACCTGGCTCAGAAAAACTTTGCTAACGTGTTGGCTAACGTATGCAGAGATACTGGGTTATGCATTCATCTTGTTGCTCACGTTAGAAAACCAGACGATGAGACCAAGCGCGGTAGTAAGTATGATATTAAAGGAGCTTCAGAATTGACTGACTTAGTTGATGCTGGGTTTATGGTACACAGAAACAAGATAGAAGAAAAGTCAAGGGAGTCAGGGAATCCTCCATCGGCTCCTCAAGCGGCTTTAGAATGTTTCAAAAACAGACACGGAGGTTTTGAACCTATGTGCGGTTTAGATTATGGAGAGCAAAGCATGCGCTTCCACGATTACGGAGGATTTGAACATGATTTTTACGAAAAATACGTTGGGCAAAAAAGAACCCCATTTGATTAAGCCTAATATAGATTCTATAGATCATGTTTGCAAAAACTGTAATGGATCTTGTTGCAAAAGAGTAGACAAAAAAACAAGAAAAATATATTCATGTCAATATTTAGATGAAAATAATCTATGTTCAATATACGAATATAGACCATTTGCGTGTAGATTAGACAATAGATTTCATACTAAAGCAAGTTTAGAGATGCATTGTAAAACTTGTCAATTATCTATAAGTGAATCAATAACAGGAGAAGAAGCAACAATGAAAATATTGACTGATTTAATAGGGAAAAATAATGAGAACTAGTAACTGGAAAAACGTGGAAAGACAAGCAGCAAAGTTGTTTGGTGGAGTTAGGACAGGTTGTAATGGAGAAAGCCGTAGGGATGTAGAACACCCTCAGTTGTCTATCGAGGTAAAACACAGAAAGACTCTGCCTGATTGGCTTCATTCAGCAATGGATCAAGCTATTCGGGAAGCAGAAAATAGGAGTCCAATTGTATATCTTCACGAACGTCACATGAAGTTTGAAGATGGTTATGTTATACTAAGAGCTAAGGATTTCAAGAGCTTATGCCCAATAGTTCCAGATTAAATTAGACTTCTTTCGGGACTGTTGGGTGTGATATAATTATTTTTTTATTTCTTTGGAGAGCTTCGTGGGAACATATACGAATAAAAAATTCTATCCCGAGTGGTTGTGCAATATGCTTCAGTACAACCCATATACTACTGGACCCAAAAAGTCTGACATCAGCGTTACTCAACTGATAGACTCACCACAAATTCTATCTCTTAGAAAAGAGCATAAAAATGAAATATCTGAAGATGTTTCAAACCGCGTGTGGGCTGTTTGGGGTAGCGCGGTTCATTCCGTTTGTGAACTAGCAAACATGTCTAATTCTAAGACGCTAGTTGAAAAAAGATTTCACCAAGAATACGATAAATACACGGTCAGTGGCCAGGTAGACGTATACGATATTGGTGAGAGCGCCATCTACGATATAAAGACCGTTTCCGCTTACGCCCTAATGCATGGAGTTAAACCGGCCTGGGAGCAGCAGTTAAATGTATTGGTCGACCTAATGACCGAATCAGGTTGGGGTGTGGAGCGGCTGTTTATTGTAGCTTTCGCTAAGGACTGGTCTCAAAAGGCCGCGTCTAATAGCGCTAACTACCCTCAAGATCCGTTAACTATTGTACCTATCGATCTATGGAAAAAGAAAGACAGGAAAGAATACATCAGCAAGCGGATGCAACGTCATTTCTGGGATAACAAGATTTGCACCAAAGAAGAGAAATGGCAAAGCGAAGATAAGTTCGCTGTCATGAAGAAAGGTAAGACCAGAGCTGTCAAGCTTTTCGATACTAAAGATGACGCAAACGACTTCATAATCATGCAGAAAGACCAGGAAGAGTTATATCTAGAAGATAGACCTGGTTATAGCATGAGATGTAAGATGTACTGCAACGTAAAGCAGTTTTGTCCACAATATGCTAAGGAGAATAGCAAAAAATGAGCAAGGAAGTAAATATAGGTGTTTTCTTTGAAACTGAGAAGTTCAACTGCATGTTTCCACACTTGGAAGAGACTGAAAAGTTTCAAGACCAAGATACGGGGATGTATTCTATCACAATGTGCTTCGATAAAGATGGTGAAGCTAAAGACCAGATTGAAAGTGCTGTCGAAAAAGCTAAGAACAATGATGAAAAGGTTGCTTCAGCTAAAAACTGGTACTCGCCAATAAAGGATGGCGACGAAATGGATAAAGAATGGTCTTCAGGTATGTGGGTATTGAAGTCTAAAACCAAGTATCAGCCTAGAATTGTTGACAGAGCTGGAGAATCAATCAATCAAGGAGATATTCGTAGTGGATCTATCTGCAGAGCCCACGTTGTATTTCGTGCTTTCGTGGCAGGAACCAACATAGGTGTTACATGCTTTCTAAAAGATCTGCAACTTATTAGTCAAGGAGAGGGTTCTAGCTCTGCTCCTACGTTTTCACCTCTTGATGATGACATCCCGTTCTAATGGCAAATAAACATGGTAGATCTATCGATAAGACTTATTTATCGTTAGATAAAGCAGAAGAACGAGGTCTTATACACCGTGACTACATCGCGCATTGCTTTAGGTGGAGTCACGTGTGTATGTACCTCAGGCAAAAGCGGAGATGGGAGCAAGCTAATGTACTAGACATTGGGCCCGGCAAGGAACTTGCATTGGCCAAAACCCTGTACGTTAACAGAACTCCTCCTAAATCTTACATAGCTGTAGACGTTTCCAAACTTGAAATGCCAGAGATGTTTGAAAAGACTAATTGGAAACCTACAATGTTGTATTCAAACATAGATGTATGCGAGCTATATTATGATGTATTTGATATTGCTCCAAACGTTATTACATGTTTCGAAGTATTAGAGCACGTAGAACCAGACCATAGCATAAGAATGCTAGAAAAAATCTACAACCTATTAAACGCAGAAGATTCCGATGCTGTTGCATTTATTAGCACTCCAAACTGGGATCCTAGCGCTGGTGCCGCTGCTAACCATGTAAACGAAATACGTCACGAAGCTTTAGGCGTGGCAATAGAGAAAATCGGTTTTAATATCGAGGAAGTATATGGAACGTTTGCGTCCCAAAAAGATATCAAACCGTTTATGACAGAAGAAGAACTAGAGTTGATGAACAAACTAAAGAAGTATTACGATAGCAATCTCGTGTCTAATATCTTCGCGCCGTTGTTTCCTCAACAATCTAGGAATTGCATCTGGCGCCTATCTAGACAAACACAAAAGAGAAGATATCCAGAGTATATGTCTGAAATAGAAGAACCCTGGACATCCTCAGAGCATTGGAAAGATTTTAATGTACAGTTATCAACAATATATTCACAAGAGTAGGTATGCTAGATACAAACCAGAACTAGATAGAAGAGAGTCTTGGCCAGAGACTGTCGGGAGATATTTCAACTTCTTTGAAGAATACTTGGATATCAAGATTCCGTCTAAAGCGGCTACAGCAGTATTAAACCTCGATGTTATGCCCTCTATGAGAGCATTAATGACGGCTGGTAAAGCTTTAGAAAAGGATCACGTGGCAGGATATAACTGCTCTTATCTACCGGTCAATAAGCCTAGAGCTTTTGATGAAACCCTGTACATTCTTATGTGCGGGGTAGGTGTAGGTTTTTCAGTTGAGCGGCAGTATATTACCGAGCTTCCAGAAGTTGCTGAATCATTCCACGATACTAATACGGTTATAACCGTTAGAGACAGTAAAGTGGGTTGGGCTGCAGCCTACAAAGAGCTGATCTCTATGCTATTCAGCGGAACGGTGCCGTCTTGGGATACATCAAAAATAAGACCTTCGGGTGCACCTCTGATTACATTTGGTGGTAGAGCATCTGGTCCAGAACCATTGAATAGATTATTCAAGGTTACTGTTGAGCTATTCCGTAATGCGGCTGGTCGAAAGCTTACGTCTCTAGAATGCCACGACCTAATGAACTATATTGGCGAGGCTGTAGTTGTTGGTGGAGTCAGACGCACAGCTGAGATCTCCCTCAGCAACCACTCTGATGAGAGAATGAGAAACGCTAAGATGGGTCAATGGTTTGTTGACAACCCTCAGAGAGGTCTCTCTAACAACTCTATATGCTATACTGAAAAACCCGATGTGGGCGCATTCATGAGAGAGTGGTTAGCTATATACGACTCCAGAAGCGGTGAGAGAGGTATATTCAATCGACAAGCTTGTAAGCAGCTTTCTCCAGAGAGGAGAGACACTGATTACGAGTTCGGGACGAATCCATGCTCCGAAATAGTACTTCGACCTAACCAGTTCTGCAACCTTTCGGAGGTAGTAGCAAGATACAATGATACGAAAGCTACACTCATGGAAAAGATCGAGATTGCTACAATCCTGGGAACTCTTCAGGCATCCTTAACTAATTTTCGCTATCTATCTAGCAAATGGAAGCACAACACTGAAGAAGAAGCATTATTGGGGGTCAGCTTGACTGGTATATATGATTGTCCATATCTGTTAGAAAGCACACCAAAGCAGTTAGAGGAGTTACGCGATCATGCCGTTAAGACGAATAGAATCTGGGCAAAGAAGATTGGAATTAATACATCTGCTGCCGTTACTTGCGTTAAGCCTTCTGGTACCGTTTCTCAGCTTACTAATTCTGCTAGCGGTATTCATCCTCGTTATAATGACTTCTATATTCGCCGTGTCAGAAACGATAAAAAGGATCCTCTATCGCAAGTGCTTATAGATGTTGGTATCCCGTATATGACAGACCCATATAACGAGAATGCATGGGTTTTCGAGTTTCCGCACAAAGCACCGAAAAATGCTATAACGAGGAAAGAAGTTGGCCCTATAGAACAATTGGGCCTATGGAAGAAGTTCGCTTTAGCATGGTGCGAGCATAAACCAAGCATGACATGTTATGTTGGTGAAAACCAGTGGCCAGAGGTGGGTGCTTGGGTATGGAACAACTTCGATATAATGAGTGGAGTTAGCTTTTTACCCAGTGCTGACGAAGGTCATATATACGAAGCGGCTCCTTATGAGGATTGCGACAAAGATAGATACGAAGAGTATATGGAAGTATTGCCAAAAAATATTGATTGGAGTAAGCTGCAAGAAAACCAAGACAATACAACGGGTATGCAGGAGTTAGCGTGCACAGGCGATAAATGCGAAATATAATATGGCATAAGGGCTCTGCCTTTAACCATGGAAGGGTAGAAGGAACTGATTACCGTTGCGAACGTTTTCGTACTGATAATGAAGATCGTAAACGCTATTGGTTCCTTCTAGCCGACTCTAAAAAAACATATTTATGCTGTAAGGGCCCTTTTTCTACACCAGAAGAAAGAGACAAAGAAATAATTATAGAGGTTTGCAACCGTGACTTACAGAGATAACGACTTCATGGGTAAACTAGTTTTTGTAGAATGGTTAGACACGGTTTCAGACGCTGGTTGGGAAACGAAAGAAACTGTAAATACTAGGCTAGTTAAGCAAGTTGGCTGGGTAGTACAGAATGATGCAGATGTTCTTAAGATAGCATCTACAGTATCAGAAGAAGAATATTATTCAGTAACCGCTATACCAGTTGGTTGTATAAGAACGGTTAGATTAACTTCAGAATGATATTAGTTCCTACCAAAGATATACATATAATAGAAGATTACATAAAACCATTTTTAGTGAAATCTTCGGAAGATGTAATGTCTCATAATTATGAAACAGCAGATGACTGTTTATACAAACTAAAAAAAGGAAGTTTTCTATTATTCTCTTCTATTCCTATGGAATTCTTTGTTATAGTTTTCTTAGAAATAAAAGAAAATACTAAAAGACTTTGGGTTTCTAAAATAGCTGGCAAAAACTACCACAAACACATAGAAGATGCTTTTAAAACATTAGAATTGTTTGCTAAAACAACAGGGTGTTCAGATATAGTGGTATATGCTAGGATAGGAACTACGAAAGAGTTGTTTAAATTAGGTTTTGAAGAAGTAAAATTCAAAAAAAAGCATATAACCGTGATAAAGGTGATCGGGGACTCGACAGATTACTAACGCAGGGAGGGGACGTGTTCATAAGCGAGCCCCGATCTATTGTTTCTTTTCTAAGAATTCTTCTAACATACGCACTTTAGATTTTCTGCCATCAACATCTATTCCGTGCTTGTCCTTTATATATTTATCAAGATCTTTCTTGCTCATGCTAACGATATCGTGAGGCGAAAGATCTAAAGCTTTAGCAGCACTCTTTGGGATTGAATCAAGTATAGTCTGACGTTTAGCTTCTGCCTTAGCCGCTTTCTTCTCTTCCCTCTTTTCAAGAGTTCTGCGGCGAATTAGTTTACCCTTTTTATCTTTAGTATAATACGGGTCAGCACCAATAGCTTTTCTTATCGGTGTTGACTTAGTAAGCGGCACAGCTTTAGCAAGTCTACCTTCTAGATCTAGTTCTTTTCCCTGCACGACATCAGCAGCTGTCATACCTATATTCTGCATTTGTCTACCCATTGGGCCTACTAAATCTCTTAGAGCATCTTCGTACGGATCTTTACCTTTCCACGACCAATAGTTTGGTGTCACCGTTTGAACGAGTAAAGATCCTAACGGGCCAAACAATCCCGTTCTTTCGAAATCTCTCATAAACTCTGCCCAAGGTGGAACCGTGTCTTCCCATGGATCTTCGTCATCTCCGTATTTTATGAGATATCCTATCGCTTGTGCAAACTGAACAGCTCCATACATAGCAGCGGCAGTACCCATAAATCCAGCAATTTGCTTACCCTGCTGGTATTTCTTAGAAACCCCAGATCCTTCAGCAAACCTAACACGTTGAGCAATGGTGTTTATAAAGGTATTACCAAAGGTTGTAATGAAAGATTTAAATAACAAGAATGGAGCAAACCTTGGGTCTCTGAATACTTTAGGCAAACTACCCTCGCTTGGGAGAGTAATAACACTTTGAACAAATCTATGCGCTGGGCCAGCTAAATCTAATTTAAATTCTGGGGGTACATCATAAAGCTCTCTGTGACCAGCATCATACCACCTAACTAACTCATCTATCTCGCTCTCAGATAATCCGTAACCCTTGAGATTGCTTTTTATTTGAGCAATCGTTGATTTCAGCTTCATTCCCTTGCCCTTGGCAGCTTTAGATAAAGCTTTAGCATCAGAAATTATATTCTGTTCAAGGTTCTTTAAAGCCATCATTTGCTGCATCTGAGTCATAGTAGTCAACATATTTATTTCAAAATACGTATCCATGTTCATCAGGGCCCTGCCTTGACGCGCTCTGAATCTACCTTTCTCTAGGTTACCTAAGCCATACAACCTGTAAAGCGCGCGAATAGCAAAAGAATTTCCAGTAGATCCAACTCCAGCCTTGATAAAACTGGGCCCAACATAACGTTGAGCAGCAGCCTCACCTAAACTGGATATATCATATAGACCCAGTTCTCTCAGGAACTTAGCTCGCTTACCAATCTTGGTTTTAGGATCGAAATAACCCTTCATAACCCTGCCGGTAAGTAATTTGTTTATACCATTTAAACCCTTTAGAGCGGCATATGTTGCAGCACCCATAACGTTTGTAGCAAACTTAGCTGGGTTCTTACTGCCAAGAGCCGTCATGGTAAAGAACTCTGGCATAGAAGCTAGAGATACTAACGTCAAGCTTGCCATAGTTGTAGCATTCATAGCAGCTTGAATAACTTTTCTACCTCTAGTCGGAACAGTATTGACTTTATATCTATGGTGGATAATATCCATCATTTCGTCAATACTTTTCATAACATGATCTGGATCTATAAATGTATCAGATTCTCTGTTATGTGTTTCTATCTCTTCTCTGACTTTCTGCTTAAGCTCTAAAAGATGCTCATTCTTGTGGCCAAACATTTCAGCATAGACGGTTTTTTCTATAGCTTTGTCTACAAATCGAGGGATAATAGCCTGGTAATCAGTTAGTAGCAAATCACCCAACTGATCCCTCGATATCTCTCGCTCTATTCTCTCGAATAACTCTCTTTGAGTCTGCATCCCGTCAATGCCGATATTTCTAGCACTTTCAGTAAAGTCTCCAGACACGAAGCCGCCGCTGTTTAGGATAATGTTGTATATGTCTGTAGCGTCGTATTTATCATTAGTTGGGTCGTTAACTATACCTATACTCTCCAAAAGATCCATGAGCTTTCTGCGACCATCTGGTGATGCAACCTTGTCTGTGTCGTATACTCTTGGAAGCTTGCCACCATCAACCGGCCTGAGAGAAAAATCTTCAGTATACTTGGTTCCAACCCTATCAGACCAAGCATATATCCGCTCTATTGCCGACTCAAGTTGAGACGCGGCAGCAGCCACACGACCATTCCGGGGTATGGTTCCATCTAGAAAGTACTCTCTAAGTTGGTCGTTAACCTTCTTAGGTATAACTCCACCTCTGTTTGTCAGCTCATCTAGAGCGCGCTGTATATCTAGCCTAAACTCTCCCATAGCCATAGACTTTTTCTGTACATAGTCGCGACCTGCCTTAGCCCCTTTCTCTCTCTGCTTAACGTGAGGAGCGCGCAGGATCATATCCGCTATTAAACCAGCGGTTTTGCTAGAACCAGAATGACGTCTTACGGTTTGAGCAGCCCTGCTATACAAGTGTTGGAACAGGTTTCTAAGGGTTGTTCTTTCGCGAGCTTTAGGCCTAGATACTGAATCAGCACCGGTATATTCACGTTGTGCTGCATCATCTGATCTATCGAGCTCTTGACTAAGAGGAGAGGTGTAACCAGGTGTTTCTGCGTTACCAGCCTGGTTGTTCATAACATCTTCGAACTGTTCAGTATAGTTTTGATTAGAATCTTTAGGTCTTGCCCAAGCTCTTACCCAAGTTCCTCGATTCTCGCCAATGCCTAAAATGTTATCTAATCTAGACTCTAAATCAACTACAGTATTTCCTATATTTATATCTTCCCTACCCTCGAAAGAGTCGATAGGTATATTACTTAACCAATCTATGGCAGATACTATCGATACAATTTCTATATAAGAATCGGTATCAGATTCGTCTTCTATTCTTTCAGCGAATTCATCATAGCCATAAACAAGTTCTGTATGAGTATGAAGTATATTGTACATCTCATTTATAGGTATTTCGTGCACAACAGGAGACGTTGATTTTTTGAAATCATCTAAAATCTTTTTAGGTACTTCATTTTTTTCCGCTATTTTTAAAACTTCATCCCATCTGTCTGTAGAAATAAAACCGTCTTCAGATATGCCTGCGTCTTTTAATGTTTCGTCTATATTTTTTTGAATGCTTTGCTGCTCAAGATCTAAAGGAACTTTTTCCCCTCTCATTATTCTAGTAATTAAAAGACTTTCATCTATTTCGTTATTAGAATTTATATTATCAATCAAATCATCAACGTGACTTTGCTTAAACTTGCCACCAAACTTTTTGAGAATATTTTTTATTGCTCTTTTTAGTTTAGTAAACCACCCTTCAAGATTATTAACCTTTGGAGAGGCTTGGTAAGCAGCCATTTCCGTCAGTATGATAAACATAGCTTTAGAAGCCATTGTTTGATGTTGAGCTAGCGATATAGGTTTAGAGGTTGCATTAAATAGCATATCTAAACCTATCAGAGCTTCCCTATTGTTTGTTGATCTAAGAAGTTCTTTTAATTCAAGAATTTTATACGCATCGCTTCCTTCGCTTTTTAAAAACTCAATAATCTCCGGTCTAAGATGCTGATACAACAGATTTCTTTTTCTAGATAAATCCCTATTGTTAAAGTTCCAACCGGAGTCTTCTACCAGCGCGCTTCCACCTAACACCTCTCTCTCCCAAGCGAAGTGATTGATGTGGGTAAACTCGTGGTTTATAGTAGACTGTATTGCATATTCTAGATTTGTTATGCCGCGCTTTTCTATTTTCTTCTTTAATGTTTTTGCAGATATATTGGCTCTTCTCGCGTCATGGTATATGAGACCCTCAACCGCGCTGTCACTAAATGCGGCTAAGTTTATAGCAACTTGGTATACGCCAGTTGCTCTAGCATCTTGACTTGCGCCTAGACTACCCCTTACAGCTTCTTCAAACTCCTGATAAATTACATCGTTTTCATTATTTGGAACATACACAAATGCCATATTAACGCTGGCTCGTTTATTACCAGGTATTTTATGTGCTCTTCCTCTAAGGTCTACGTTATTTAAAACCTTGTCATAGTCTACCCCAGCTAACCACTTAAAGCCAGTGATACGAACTACTCTACCAGTGTTATTGTCCTCAAACGATATTGGACCCAATAGATCTGGATTAGGAACCTGATCAGAATTGATCGTATTTAAACCTAAAGATTTTACGACAATACCCTTTTTCGCTTGTCTCACGTCTTCAGCAATTAATTCGTCTATTTCCTGTCTTGATATGAAATTTCGTTTTTTAGAATTATCTTTTGCTTTAATTACTCGCAAATTAGCCGAAGTGCTAAGCCCAACACCCCGTGCTTCAGAGCCTCTTGCAAGTTCATGTACATAACCACCCCTAGATTCTCCGTCTACAACCCTAGGATTACCGATTGGAATTATATGATCAACAGCGTGTAACTCTTGGGTTTGTATCGTTTTTAACGATGCTTCGTAAAAAAGAGCCCTAATTTTTCTTTCTTCTTCTTTATTTCCTTTTCCTAAAAATATATTACCAGCGTCTTCTGCTCCAGCCGCTATCTTTTCTTTACCGTCAACGGTTTCATACTGCCTAACGCGAGATCTCTGAACGAATTGGTTATAGTTTCTAGAAGCGGCTTCTTTAGCCAAAGCTCGCTGTTCATCTATTGGTAATTGGTCAGCGCCAACCCACCAATTTTTTCCTAAAGGTTTTCTATTCTCTTTCTTTTGTTTTGCCTTTTTAAATGCTTTATACCGCTCAAATACCACGCGCTCTCGACCTTTTATAAGCTCGTGAATAGCTATAGCATCTTCTTCTTGCTCGGTTAATGTTTCACCAAGATCTTTTTTGAAAGCGGCTTCCCTTCCAAGCCTTTTGGCTTCTTTCGTAGATTTGTGATCTAGTGGAATTTTTTTGCCTTTATACATTAAAGGTGGAAGCCTAACACCTTTGGCACCCTCGTTTAATCCTAAATCTTTGATTATCGCGTAAACAGTTGTATAAAGACTAGAATTCTTAGCACCCGGAGTGAACTCTGTATAGTCTATGTTATTAGGATAAGGATAACTGGAGGGCTGAACTAAGGGTTTTATCTTTTCGTAAAGGGCATCAGCGCGATAACCCTGCTCAAATAGCTCTATAACTTTTTTTTGTAAATCTTCGTTAGAGTTTATAAGACCAGTATAAGCCTGCTGCTGTCTTCTATTTCTGTTATATTGCGGACTTGTCCTGAAACCCTCTTCCTTCGCTATTTCGTATACTTCTCTTTTTAAACTTCCAAACCTATAAGTTATATTATTAGGTCTTTGTTTGTAACTACGCTTAACGAACGGCTTTGCAGTTTTATACAAATCCTTTATAGCAACTCCTTCTTCGTAGAATAACTCTCTAAGCTTTTTTCTTAGATCTTTGTTAGAGTTTATAAGATCAGGTTTTTCAGGCCTCTTCATGCGAAGGACAGTTTTATCGTCTTCTTCAACCTCTTTAGATTCTGCTTCGACAGGTTCTTGTTTCTTTACTGGAATCTCTTCTTTTTCTAAAGTTTCTATATGAGCTTTTTCGATTCTGATATCTCTATCGAAATCTTCCTGAGTATATAGGCCTTCGTATCCTTCTGGCGCGATACCAGCTTCTAAAGCTTTTAGATTATCTCTAGCGGCAGCCAACTGTCGTTGCAAAACGGATAACTCTGGAATAGCCTCAGTAACCTCTCTGTCTCTGGCTAGTTCTTCTATACGGTCTCGCTCTGCAATCTTCAGAGCTTCCCTTTCCACTTCGGCTTCAAACGGTGACTGCCAATCTGAATCCTCTAGTTCTGTAGGATCTCTGAGTATTGGTTTTCTAGGATAAGTCGTATGCTCAAAACCACCAGTTAACATATTCTTACGCGTGGATGTGCTGCCTTTTTGTTTATCGCCAGATAAATTTGTTAAAGCCGTAGAATATCTAGTAGAGGGCGTTAATATATTCGCAGAAGAAAAAACTTCATCAAATATACCTTCGGGGTTATTCTGAGCTTCCATCCACTCTATCTCGCCGAATGTTGCAGGATTCGCGTTGTTTCCTGCCTCATCGTAATAGCGTCTTACATCGCCCAAAAAGAATTCATCGCCTGGGCCGATAAGATTATCTTGAATGGCTCTAGCAACTGCTTTATCTATATCTGCTTGAGATATTTCTTCTTCAGGGTCTAGGTAATCGATTAAATCTATATGGTTAGGAACACCGGCTGGTAAATCATCTCCACCCATTTTGTCAGAGAACTGTACAAACGTTTCTCCACCCTCTATATCAATATGATCGGGAGTCATAGCATAGAAACCCTCGCCGTTAATATCGAACACATAATCTGTAGGCATAGGAAGATTGAGATAATCCACGCTAAGTTCGTAAACAGGAGGAGCAGCAGCCTCAACAGCGGCGGGGGCCGCTCCAGCAAGGTTCGGGAGTAGATCAGTAGGTGTGGTTGCAGCTACAGTAGCGATATCGCCGACGTTTTGTAAGAATTTGCGTCTAGATGGATCAACAGGGCCGACGCTTGGAGGTGTCCTCCAGTAGTAGGGATCCTGAGTCGCGCTAGGATCAACATCTTGGACTGGCCCTTGGGGTAACGCAGGTAGATTAGGAATGTCCCCTGACGCGACTGGGGGGACTGTGCCGCGGCCTCGAATAACGTCGGATGCTATACCAGGAGCAGTAAACGGCGCACCCCCAAGACCTCCTGCAAAACCTTCAATAGCAACTTCTGTACCAAAATTAGGATTAACGCTTGGTCCATAACCTATAGAGGTTAAAGCAGCTGCTTCACCGCCGCCTTCAGATAAAACCTCAGCCGGAACAGCTGCAAGCCTTCTACCAACGTTTGCTGCAGTACTACTTGTTGCTTTTTGTCCAATACCAAGAAGCTTACCAGTTGCGTAGCCCCCTAAAGCATCGACAACACCATGAGTCATGGCATAGGTTCTTGCTTCGTTTACAACAGCATTTAATAATTCTGGATTATCAAGTAAAGCGGCAACTTGCTCAGGATTGCCAGCGTCTACACCGTACTTTTCTAAAACAACCGATATACCAAAAATATTGTTTAACCAAGTGCCTCCTGAAAAACCAGCGGCGGCACCTAAAGCTGGATTGACTATAGATGCTAGAATTTGCGGAACCATCACAGGCGCGCTTTCGCCTAAAGACTGTGAGGTTATTTGGAGCGCCGCTTTAGGATTCTGGAAAAGGGATTTAGTTGTGCCCCAAATTCCGTCTGAATCCATAATCCTACGAGCTCCTTCAACATCCATAACAGGAGCTGTTTGTTCGTAGTCTTGCAATGCTTGGGTAGTAGAGGCAAGATTACCAGCAACGTGATCTCTATCCAGTCTAAGATCACCCTCATCGAACATAGCTGTTGTTTGTGCCCTCCTCCTTAGGAAGTCATCCATAGATGAAGGTAAACCTTGGGGATGGTTTTTAAGCTGCCAAGAATATTGCTCTTCTGGAGACCAGTCTAAATAATCTTGAGGAAAACCATGGTCTAAAAAAGCTTGAGTTTCCGCGTCTAAATCAGAAACAACATCTTTGTAAGGGGCGTAATTAGCGTAAGTTACAGCATCCTTTACAGCTGAAGCTTGGTCGATTCTAAGAGGAAGTCTTCCAAGCCCGTGACCGAAATGAGAACCCAAATTCAAGTCAACATCGCCCTGTTTTATAGCCTTGCCCTGAGCTTGGCGGCGACGATACCGCTTCATAGCGGGATTATTCTCGTAGAACTGTCGTCTACCTTCTTCAGCAGAATTGGGATCAGAATGGGTTGCGTCAGCAACATCCATTTGTTCTTGTTCGAGTTTCCGAGCGTACTCCTCGATAAGAGCAAGATTAGCCATTATGCTTTACTTACCGTGATGACCGCCGCCGTATGACAAGCCGCCGTAAGATTGGTAATTACCGTAACCATATTTAGGTCCTGTTCTATCTACAGTTACTTGCGTCTGCTTAGGTTTGAACGCATCAATAAGATCTGCCGTGGTTCCCAACAAAGAAGATCCTGGGAACGTTACAGATTGCTGACCTCGAAGCGTTTTGGGATGCGCCGCCGCGATAGAGTCGAGAGCTGCTTGAGATGCTAAGGCATCTGTTACAGATCTGTGTCTTGCACTAGCTTTTCTATCAGACAATCCAGTTCTACTTTTGTCTAAACCAAGAGAGCTTAAATCAATATCTAAGCCTCTCCTGTCTATACCAATACCGCTTAAGGCGAGGTCTAAATCTTTCCTATCAATGTTTAAGTCATCTTCTCCTATCTTTCTAATTTTTTCTTTTAATCCTGCGCCTGCTAAAGATTGATCCGCTCCAGCTAAGCCCATTTCTTTAGAAATTCTCTGCATTTGAGCATCCTTGCTTGCTTGTCCTAAACCAATATTAGCCAATGGATCTCTTGATTGGTTCATGGCAGCTGCAAACGCATCTATTTCTGCCATCCTATTATCTCTAGCATAAGCAGCAGGACCCTGCGCGGATGCGAAATCAGAATCATATCTAGATCCAGTAACCGTTGTACCTGGGACTCCAGCAAGAAGCGGGTCCGTGAATGCCTTAGCTTCGTCTTCGAATGTTTTAGCATAAGCAGGTAAAGCTGACAAATAACGAGCCATATCTCTAGCGCCGGTTCCAGCTATACCTGCAGCGTCTTCTTCAGCGGCTGCAATAGCTCCCGCCGCTTCCCTTTCTGTCAAAGCGCCAGCACCAGCAATATTAAACATTTTTTCTTCTTCTTTCGTTTTTTTGAACGCTTGATCTATTCTGTCGCGGTCTAGTTCAATTTCCTTTTCTTTGTCGATTAATCTTTCTCGATCTAAACCTACTTTTCTTTCGCCAAGACCTATATCAGATCTATCTAAACTGCTTGCAGCCCGGTCTATAGCTAGCTGTTCTGCAGAGATTGCCGCTTCTTTACCTCTCTGTCCCGCTTTAACCCCGAATTCTGCTGAGTTTCTAGATTCCCACTGATTTCTTGTTTCTCTAGCATCTTCATACTCCTTCATCGTCTCTACCCACTGCGCGGCAAGCATCGCAGTTTGTAAAGCCGTAGCAGCATCAAATATAGGTTTAGCCATAATATTTACTCCTAAAGGATGTACTTCCTAGGCGCTGTTTTAAAATATTCGCCCGCTTTGTATCTTCCACCGCCTGTTCCTAAAGCTCTAGAAGCGTCAGTTGCTCTACCTGGTTCATATCCACCAGAGAAGAACGATACACCAGGCTTTCCGTGCATAGCTCCCCAAGATAATCCTTTGCCAGAAGCGTTAGCCAACCCTCCAGACGCTGCTAACTTATAAAGCTCTGGAGCTAAACTTTCGTATTCGCTTCTCCCTTGTCGCATGCCAGATATAGCCGTATTTGCAAGTTTCACCCTATCTGCTATATCCTTAGTTGCGATATCGCTGAGAGACTGCGCATGAGCACTTCCGCCATGGGTTCTTTTCCTGGCAAACTGTTGTGTAGCCCTAGTCTCAGCCGCTTGCTTAGCTCTATCTAGTTCGTCAGCGCCGATGCCGTATTGTTTTTTAGCGACATCTTGCAGACCTGCATATACGTTATCCGCAGCAGATCCGCCGAAAAGTCTAGAAACAGCATCGCTACCCTCTTTTATTCTGTAACTTAGTGGTGAGGCCATCAGAAAATACCTAATTCGTTGAAATAAAATGTTATACCGCTGAATAACAGGTTTGTGTTAGCGGTTTGAGTTACTTTGAATCCGAGCTCTGTCGTCATCAATTCTACGGGGAGAAGCAAACCAGGTCTAGAATCGCCTGATATTGCTTGAGCGTTTGTAAAAGTGGTGGGCGTCCTTGAATCGTACTTATATTGTATATCGGCAGCGCCCTCGACTAATACATCAGCGCCAAAGATTTGTTTCCACAATCCTGATTTCTTTAAAGTCTGGAAAGAACTCTCGATAGAAACCGCTATAGATGAGGTTGTACCAGAGGAGTCTGTGTCTTGATAAGAACTAGGATTGAATGAGAATATATGGTTATTGCATCTAACGAATAAATAATTCCTAAACGAGGTTATATCTTGCACGGCCTCTGGAAGACTCCATCTAGTCCATGCAGCAAGTTCTGCTGTTTGGGAAAAGGAATAAACGTATAACTGCTTTTCTATCGCGCATATATACTGGTTAAGACCAGAATAATATACTGCAACAGGCTCGTTAGATGATGCGTAACTGGTTATCTGATCCGATACTAAATCTTTTATCGATGAACCAGTATCTACCGACTGCAAAGTATCGGTATAAAGTTTCTGGGAAAGAGACTCGAATGTTACATCATTTAAGTAGAAGACATCTGTCCCAGTGTTGCCAAGAGATAGCTGGTAATTCAGGTTAGAGTTTTCTACAACAGTTTCAAGCTCGATCAGGTTAGGATCAGGATCTGTCTTCCAAAGCTGGAGACTGTTTTCCATAAATACCACAAGCTGGTCTCTAAAGGAGAATACGGCTATAAGATCTTCGTCTGGAGTTTCCTGGCCAGCTGGAATTCCTAACGTTCCACTAGCATCTCTGATCTTTGACCAATCTGTGGGATCCCCAGTCGCGCTGTATTTGATGTAACCCCTTCCTTCTGCATTAGAGTCAATGGCATATATTTTTGAGTCATGTACACAAGCTGATTTAGTCTGAGGGCAATTTACATCAGTGATGGCTGTTCCATCGTAAAAATGCTGTATATCAGCGCTGTCGTATTCTACTACGACATAAAGCTTTCTGTTGAATGGCAAAAACTGCCAAACTCTAGATACAGGATCTGAACTGTCGCTTGGGTTAGTTAATACTAACCTTTCTACGGTAGATGCAATTGGCGGTATGCCATAGCCTGACAAGCTTACGGCAGATCCAGATTGGTGACTAACTGTGTAAAGCTTGTTATCGAAATAGAATAATCCAGCGGTATCGGTACCCAAAGAACTTCCACTGATCTTGTCTAGACCAGGTCTCTTTTGGATACCGTAACCACCGGTAATGTAGGCATTATCACATTCTCTCAGACCGTTAGCATCTACAACCTGATCAGACTTCCTCAGATCGATACCGGATTGAAATTTTGTAAACGTTATAGCTGGCATTATTTTCTTTTCCATCCGCTAGTCTGAATGATGTCTCGCCATTCTACGATAACAAGTTGCATTAGAAACTCCAGTTAAATCTTCCAGTTATCCTTTCGTTATTATCTATATCAAAGAATAGTGAGGCATTGTCGGTGAGTTTATGCTCAGTACCGACTAAGTAACCGTTGTCTGAGGCTTGTAGGTAGATGGGAGTACGAGTCCTCGATACCATATATATCCCGATTCCTGCCAGCGTAACTCCAATTAGCGCCGTCTTGTTTCTCTCTAGCCAGTCCTTCTTCTCTTGTCGTTGACCACAATAATCTACGTTTCTTCCGTTGCCTGTACCTATTGCTCCTAATTGACACGCTATATCTCCCAATGCTTTAGCCTCCGCAGAGGCAGAGTCTAAATGATATTCACTGACAATCACAGGTTTTGATGTGGCGGACAAGGTAGCCTTCACTTTTTCTCTGAACTGCGCCGGAGTCAGGCCAAAACCAGTCTGAAGATAGAGAACATCCGCATGAGTTACATATGCTAAGGGAGTCGATGGTGTTAGATGGACTCCTATAGGTTTGTTCGTGTGTTTCTTTAACTCCAGAATCATCTCGCCTGTCTGAGCCGCTGTCCAATATTCATTGACCTCCAATCCTATGACGTACCCATCCACACTATCATCAAGCCGCCTGACCATCTCCGCGTTGTGAGACTTATGGTAGGAAAGCGGCTTGGAGGCGAGGGATGGGGAGTCATCCGCCATCAGCCACATGATCGGGCGCAATCCTCTGGAATTGAGGTGGCTTAATCTGGCCTCCCAATCAGGCTGGGGAGAAATATTCCCCACATCATTTGCCGTGTTCTGGCTGTAGAGGTAGATATGAGTGTCGCCATTGGCGAGGAGGGAGTTTTCCATTCTCGCCCGCCAAGCATCGTTTACCTCACTGGATAGATACGACAGGCTCATACCATGCGTATTCATCTGAAGGAACGATGCGCTACTGCCAAATAAATCTGCGTTAGCAGTTCCGCATAGAAACAGCGATAATACTAACGCCGTTGTTTTCTTTCCAAAGGTCCGGGCAATATCCAGCCAAGAACCATTGGTGCTACTATTACGAGTATTAATAGCCAACCTCCCATTTCTACAAGTGAGCCAAGTAAAGTCCAAAAGTTATCTGGAGCGCAGTTATTCATAGTTTCCTTTCCTGTCTGACCAATTGGCACCGCTTCCGTTATTACATCTGCCACAAAGGCAGTCGTTGTGGCCCCAACCATCGGCGCTGCGATACCTCCGCTCAGTACCGTTCCAGCAACCGCGCCTGTCCCTGCTGCTGTCGCTACTATCGCGGCTTTCTTGGTTGCGGTGCATCCGGTTAAGAAAAGGCCAGCAAGCAGATAATAACTGCAAGTTCTAATACGATTACGGTGTGGTAGACGTTCCAAAGCGTCTTGTATTCGGTCATGCAAATTCCTGCACCAATCCAATCACGATCACGATAAAGGCAACCACTGAGATAATCTTCCACTTTGTAGGTAAGTCGTTCCATATTTCTTTCATTTGATTAACCTCTCTTCTAGTTTCAATTTAGCCACTTGGTCAGGATCGAGGCACCACCCGCTGACAGGCCTACGGTAGCCAGCAGTATCCCCAACCCCATTCCGC